CATCAAGAAACTTTCTAGTAATACTATAAGGTGTCTCATAGAAATCAGTTTGTTTTCTTTTATCTGTAGTGTTGTTGGCACTAAAGTTTTTACCTTTTTCCGTCACATCAATCTAGTATATGATTATATTGTAGCAAATAAATCAACTTTATGCAAGTTTTAAATTCATAGACCACGGAGAATCCTCATTTTTTATTTTAGATGGGAACAAGTTATAAGCAATACTTATTCTATTTTTATCTGTATTATTAATATTTGCCTTATGTATTTGATAACTAGGAAATACTAACAAGTCTCCCACATCTACAGGTAATGAAATTTCTGGATGCCAATTGTGACGTACAATAATGTCATAGAAACAAGATGATGTAGAATCACTTTGACGAGTCTCTCTTGCTTCTTCTCTTACGATTAAAGACATATTTTCTCCTTCCACATAAAAAACACACGACATAAAGGCATCGGTATGAGTATGGAACTTAAATCCTTCTTGTTTAGGTTCTTGCTTATTAATCCAAGCTCCAACAATTTTCCACTCTCCTATGCTTGGGTGTTGTGGACACACCTTAGATGCTTCTAATAATACTATTTCATTTAAAGTTTTATACTTTGGATTATGCAAAACATCTTCATAGTCAAGATATTGTGATTGATTCTTTTCTCGAAAAGTTATATTAGACGGGATTAAATTTGTATCAAGTTTGATTTTATGTATTCTAGTAGGAAAAACATCTACATATCCATATTTGTCCATAATTTTAAATATCGATAAGTGTGTTTACCTTAACATCAAGAAACAAAAATTCCATAGTTTTATCACTTTGATTAAATGCTTGATGTATATTATCCATTACTTCAAATACTTGTGTAATACCATTTTCCCAATATATTTTTTCCCCTTTCCATATCATATAAAAATCTCTTGTCACATTTAAAGGTATTTGAACTCTTTTATACCTATCAATATAAACATCAGGGTCTTTATGTGGTGTCAGGATAGTTCCCCCTGCAAACCTTGAATACACTGCATATAATATCTCATCATTTTTCATTATATTATAGACTGTATCAGTCATCATACTTTTTCTAATATTAATATTCTTACGAATGTATTTCAATCCACAGATGTATATGTCCTTATTGGTATACCCTACTGTTGTAGGTGCTTTTTTAAGTGGGAACTTTGAATTTAATGCCCATTTATATAAATTTTCCAAATCAGATTTTGTAATCATAATAAATCTTTTGATAATCTATTTAAGGCATCTTTCCATAGAATTCTATTTCCATCTAAATCATGCAATGCAAGAGTTAAAGCAAATCTTTTTTCATTTGTAGGATTATGTGAACTATGTAATTTACCAACATTAACCAAGTGTGGAGTGCTTAAATCCTTTTCAAACAAAATAGTAGAGTTTTTTTCTTCAGCAACTAATACCTGACCGTGATTATGATATTTTGTTCTATCACCTCCATGACCTGAAGCCGTACTGACTTCAGTTATTTTGGATGATTCCCACCACCTCATTGTACTACCTTTTGCTCCAAATTGAAAGTATATTTTTGTCCACTCATCCCCAGTTGCATTATCAGCATGGATAACACCATCATCAAAAGATGGAGTATAGAATAATTCTATCCACATACTACAAAGATTATGTAATTTCAAATATTCAAAAAGTGAATCATTATTTAATTGATGTGGTTGTAAAATTTTATGAAATTTAATCCAATCATATCCTTCAGTTTCCCATTGACAAAAATCTATATTTGGAAACATTTTAGATGATAATTTTATTTCTCGACAAAATTGATTCATAATTTAGTAAAAATACCCATTATTGAATTATTCAAGGTTACATCATAATATTTTTTTTCTAATTTAGCATATTCTCTAGATTTTAGGTGCTTACCATTGATTATGGGATTACCCTTAAAACATACCAGATAACTGTTATCATCGCCATTAAATGAATCTGATACTAACTTACCATCCCAATCTTGATTTAAATCTAAAGTATTAAAACCATATATGAAAAATGGTGTATACGATTCAAAAATTGTATGATGACCCTTATATTCCTTTAAGTTTACAAAATTATGTTTCTTTGAATCTAGTTTAGTAAAATTATTATTGAATGTTTTCCCTATCTTACCATCTCCTCTTAATACTATTTGATATAAAGTTTTTCTCAAAAAAGAATTTTCCAAGAAAATAACACCTGCTTCTCCCACTTCACAACATATACTAAATTCATCACATTTTCTGTGATATCTTACCATTGATGCTTCCATTACTCAAACTTCATCCAATATTTTTCATCTATCAATCCCATAGAATGATGTAGATATTCTTCTTTTAAAATTAAATTAACATCGCCCACAATTGCCAATCTTTCATCCTTGAAATTTTCATCAACTGCCTTTGTGCCATGTGATACTGTACTAGGAAACAAAAGAACAACACCCTCTTGTGGATGAATGAAAAAAGTTCTTGAGTTTAAATCATTATATTTCTTAACCATAGTTGCATCATCGACTGTATTTTGACTGTTAGAACCTAGAAACAAACCATTTGCATTTTCTCGATTGAGAAATATAGTTTGATGAGAATTAGGTGGTGTATTTAAAAAATAAACAAAAGAAACGTGACTTGTAGAATGAATATGCCACGGAATTTCTTTATTATCTCTTGCTCTTGAAATCCAAGATTTTGTTATGGCATAATTAAAAATATCTTTATATTCTAATATTTCTAAAACATATTTTTTAACGTGAGAAATTATTTCTCCAAAGAGAGGATACAAGGTAGGTTCGAGATGTAATAATGGGTCAACATCAACCTGTCCTTCACTAACTGTACTCGATCTCTCATTCTCTACATAATCATATTTTGAGTACAAATCATAGTAAAGTTCCTTATAAACAGGATGATTTTCAATCTTCTCCGCATATATTGTGGTAGGAAAAACATTAAAAATTTCACTCATAATATTATTTTTTTCATTTTTAGTAATCTAGTTGATCGGTTTGTAAAATCACCAGTAAAAACTTTACCAACTAATTTGTCAATATCTAGTTCATTAATTTCCACAGGTTTATTTTCTTTTAATATTGGTAACTTTTTCTCAGTATCTTCTATACCAGTGTGTATTTTTTGAATCAAACTAAATTTGAAAGATTCTAAATCTGTCATATCAAGTTCGTCATATGAAACAGCAACTCTAATATGTTTATCAACAGGTAGTTGAGAATACAATCTACCAATCGATACATCAATCTGTTTTGTCTCAGGATAATGTTCAAATATTTTACAAATTATTTTCATCTATTTTGATTATCTTGACTCACAACCCAAGTTGTAAGAATATACTTATCTTGACCTATTGGTGGATTACCTCTATGTGTATGTGTAAATGCAGCAGGGAATATTATCAATGTACCTTGTTTTGCTTTAACTCTTTTATTAATATACAAAAATTCAGTTTCACCACCCTCTTCAACAGTATTCAAATATAATTGAACAACTAACTTTCTAGGTGATACTTGAAGTCCTCCATTTTCATAGTGCCAGCGATGAAAACCTCCACCAATAGGAATCTTCTTTGCCTTGACATCAAACATTAACATAATCTCATGTTTCAGTAAACTATAAGTATCTAAGTAGTCATCAACATATTCTTTCACCATTGGTAAAAATGTTAATGGTAAATTATCTCCAGACAACATATCATATTTCGCATCATTATGAAAGTTTATAGTGCTATGATCTTTATGGTCTGAATCAAAAGGTTCCTTTATAATCACTCCGTGTTCAACATAATGATCAATATATCCGATAAATTTTTCACAATATTCTACTGATACAGCATCTTCGTAAACTGAAATAAAATCTGTAATCATAATTTTACGCTCCAAGGATTTAAACAATAAGTTGTTCTTTTACCTAAAAAAGGTTCTACACAGTGATATTTACCAGGTGAAAAAATAACTAATCTGTTCGTTTTAGGTGTAATTATATCATCTTCTATATGCAATTTTCCACCCTTTAAATCTTCGACTTCAACATAGTATACCATAGAACACAGTGGAAATCTAGTTACTCCCTCTTTTATTTGCATTTGCTCATCTTTATCTATATGCCAGTCCTTTGGAACAGTATTATTATGTGTCCAAAATTCATATCCCACACAAGAAGATAAATCGAAAGGGTGACTTGCAATCTCGATCATTTTGTTACAAAATTCCACAAAAAGATGGTCTTCATCTAATGAGTACCATTTTTCTGTTTGATTTTGATTATTCTGTTGAGCAAATTCTTGAAGTGTGGAAATATTTCCAACCACATCATCCATAATGACAATCATTTTTTTTAACAATAATTAAACAATACCAGAATTAACGTTATCTCCTCCATTCGCATTTGGTGTATTTGTGTTGCCATCAGAGGCACTTTGAACTGCACTTGTTCTGAATATTATACCAAAACCTGGTGTTCCTGCATCACCACCTGGTTGGTTAGGACCATATCCTCCTCTGTTTGGTGATGATCCTCTAGAACCGTTTTCTGCTGCGTCATTTTGATCTCCACCTCTTCCACCTTTTCCTCCAGATGCACCACCTGATCCATTACCACCATCACCAGGAGCTCCACCAGCAGTCACAGAAGCATTACCACCAGCAGATCCATCATTTCCTGATGGGGGAGGTCCAAAGGCACCAGATCCTGCATTACCACCATCTCCTGCAGGATAACCAGATCCTCCACCACCGCCACCACCAGAGCGACCATAATCTGTTGGACTTTTACTGGGGTCAGAGTTACCACCACTTCCTCCTCCACCACCACCATAACCACATCTTATCAAACCATTGTTATCAATATGTGTTGCAAATTGTACACCTAATGCACTATTGCCATTTGCAAAAGGGGGTGTAGCAGGTTTTCCACCACCAGTACCACCACCATTACCACCTGTACCACCACCACCTCTAAGTTCACCGCTACTACCAATATCTAATCTTAAGTCTGTTCCACTCGGCCATTGTCCAGTCCTTAATGCACAAACTCTTCTATTAGAATTCTGCTCAGATCCAATTCTTTTATTCACATGTATTATAACTTTTTTCCCACCCTGCCAGTTTGATGAATCCAAAGTGTTACCACTTGAATCATAAGAACCAGATGGTCTGGTTTTAAAATTTCCAACAACTTTAACATTAGATGATTGATTTTGATATTTCCAAGTCGCAATCTGATTGTTATCACTACCACCTCCAGTTCCTGTTCGATTCTGATTACTACCAGAATAGTAATCAATAATCATATTTAATTTTTTACTATAAAAATCACTGAATTTTATTTCATCATTTATTCCTGTTGGTATACCGTCATCCAAAGGTCTTGATCCTAATTGTCCATTATCAGCACCAGGAAAAGGACCGTGCTGTCCAAAATCAGGGTCATCTCTTCTATATTGACCTAAACTTCGTTCTGGAGTAGAACCAAATTCACTCTCTATCTCTGTAAATGCTAGAGGATTAGGGTTTGGTCCTGGTCCTTGATTTTTAATAGTCATTAATGTAGATCCTGCCAAGCTGAGCCATTATAAACTCGAAGTTTATTGTCAGTAGTATTATAAATTATTGCTCCCGATACCACACCTGCACTTGTGATTGCTGTTTGTTGTGCATCAGTCAATTTTGGTGGCAACATAAACATCTTGTTTGCTTCAGAACCCGTTATATTTTTACCAGCATCAGAAAAATCAACTGCACTTGCTCTTGTTGTTTTTCCAACTCCAACTGAATGAGTGAAAACAGCAGGTCCTCCATTCACAATAAGTTTATTTTCACTAAAGTCTGTAGTTCCTATACCAACTCTACCACTTGAACCAACAATAAATTTATTATTAGAACCAGTTCCAACACTTATTCTATATCCATCATCAAAGTAATTACCGCCAATTGATAATTTTCCAGACACTTGATAGTCTGCTGCTGTGCCCACACCAGCGATAGTTAAATTATTAAAGGTGGATACACCTGTAGTTGAATTAACATTTCCTGAGAACTGACCATTTACATTACCAACCAAGTTACCTTGAATATTTCCAATTAAAGTTCCTGTAAGGTTTATATCACCACCAAAAACAGCATCTCCACTAATATTTGAATTACCAACAACTTGGAATGGTACAGTTGGAGCAGTTAACCCTATACCTAAATTTCCTCCTGATGTAAGAGTCATTAGTGGAGTACTTACTCCCTTCAACCAATGAAAATCTCCTATGACTGCACCTGCATTATTTTGACTTAAATAATAATTAAAATTATCTATTCCATAATTTACAATGTCAAGTGATTGTGGTTCGCTATATGGTTGTCCAGTCACTCCACCATATCTCAATTCTGCATTGTTTGTATTACTTACACCTGTTTCCCGACCAAGATTTAATCTTGCAGTTCCAGTTTCACTTGTAATTTGGACTTCAGCATCACCTGATTTTCTTACTTGAATATCATTTGCTGGAGCTTGTGTTGTTCCAACTCCAAGTTTAGTTGCAAATACAGTTGATGATGCACCTACATATGACGCATCTAAGTCACCTGTTAGAGTTGTTATACCTGTTACTAATAAAGTTTTAGTTGTTGTCAATCCAACAATTGAAACATCATCACTAAATGTTGATACTCCTGTGACTCCTAAATTATCATCGATTGTTACTTGACCATTTGCAGAATCAATTGTCAGACTACCAGATGCAGTATCAATTTCGTTATCGCCTGTGACACCAATTTGTATATTATCAATCGTTGCTCCACCATTTGCATCTACTAAACCAGTGAATGTAGATACTCCAGCAACACTTAGATTATCAAGATTTGTATGACCATCTACATCTATATCAGCATTTACATCTAAATTAGAACTGAATACAGTACCAGATGCAAAAGTTGTTACACCAGCAATACTTACATTATCTAAGTTTGTATGACCATCTACATCTAAGTCTGCATTTAAATCAATTGCACCTGTGCTTGTAGTGACTCCTGTGATACTTACATTATCTAAGTTAGTATGACCATCTACATCTATATCAGCATTTAAATCAATATTCCCAGAGAAAGTAGAGGCACTTACAATATTACCAGTTAAATCTCCAACAAAAGATGAAGCTGTTACGATACCTGATACTCTGACGTTACCTACAGAACTAATACCTACACCTTCTTGACCAGCATCAACTTTTCCACCAACTTGGAGGGTAAATCGAGGATCATTTGTCCCGATACCAACGTTGCCACCAGTATTAAAGATACTTGTATATCCTAAACCTACATCAACATCATCCCATTGTGATGTTGGCATACCTTGTAAATATCTTGCATCACCATAGTATGTTACAATACCAGTAGCATCCATAGATGGATTTGTAATTATTCCGCTTCTTATACTAACTCCTGCACCAATAATCTCTGTTGGTTCTAAGGTCGTTACAGTTAGGAAACCAATATTTCCTTTTGTAATTGTGGCAAAACCAGTTACTGTTACATCTCCTCGAACATCAAGAGCTTCTGTAGGCACAGTGGTTCCAATACCGACCAGACCAGTCGTGGTCACTAACAGGTTGTCATCATCAACCTGTACTCCGTTACGAAAATTAAAATTCTTCTTGATATTTGCCATCAGTTATATTTTTAGTTATTTATTGTTTTCAAGTGAATTAACTTTAGCAGTTAACTCTTTGACTGCTTCAATTAATATTGGAATCAATCTGTCATAACGAACTGCTTTATCACCATTCTTTCTTGTTTGGGTAATACCTGGTAATCCAAGTGCTTCGACCTCTTGAGCAAGAATACCAACATCATCAGTTCCATAGTAATCTGATTTTTTATTCCAAGAAAATATATTACCACTTAAAGATAATATTTTATCTAATGAATTAGGTATTGGAGCAATATTTTCTTTTAATGAAATGTCTGAACTATTAAATGCAATGATATCATTACCAGCGTAAATTTTGTGCCCAACAGCTAGACCACCAGCAATTTCAACTGCACCATTTGTACTACTTGTTGCATCTTGATCGTTTTGGAATCTACATACCTGATCAACATCAAAAGTAGAACCTACGTGTATTAAATCAGTAGATGAGTTAGCAGAACTTAAAATCAAATCTCCAGAAATGGTATCGATTGTTGAACCTGTAGTATGACCAAGACGAACATTATCAATAGTTGCTGATGTAGTAACATCCAATATTCCTGAGATTGAAGCACCATTTGATTCGGTTGTAATTTTTACACTACCATTATGTGCTAATCTAACCTCACCTGATGAATGGTCTAATAATAAAAAGTTTTCTCCAGATGTTTTCTCAAAAACAATTTGGTTCTGACTAAATCTAAATCGTAAATCATCAGTTCCAGTATGATCTATTCGTGTTCCATTTGTTTCTGTGTGAGTAAATGTTGTATCATTATCATCACCGAGTGATATTCCAATATTATCTAATAAATGAAGTTGATTATTTACAACATCATATTTTAGACCAGGATCTGTTGCAGCTGATATCATTGTTGAACCAGCAGTTGTAACATCAGTGAAAACCATAAATTGGTCAGAACCTGATGTTGGTAAACTCATCGAAGCACCAGTATTTGTCAATCCAGCACCGTTGCCTGTGAATGAAGTTGCTGTTATATTGTCAATTCCTGATATATTAGTTGCACCATCACCAATAATATTACCACCAATACGTAAATCTTTAGCAAGACCAAGACCACCATCAATAACAACTGAAGCATTAGTAATGCTTGATGCGTTTGTTGTATCTCTAAACCTACCATCTTGTGCACTTATCTTTGCTTCAGTAGTAAGTTGTTTTGTTGGGTCTGATAATCTAAGATTATGGTTAAGAGTAACAGGACCATCAAACTGTGATAATATTTGTTTTGAACTACCACCTTCAACTAATAATCTTTCTTTAACGATTACTTCATCAAATACAGCACTTAATCTATTTGGATCTTCACCTGTGACTGTTGGAACTGGAATATCAAATGTAGTTTGTTGTCCACTCGCAGATGCAATCTTGGTGTTTCCAATATAGAAGTCACCTTTATCATTCATACCTGTGTAAACTACGTTACCACAAGAGGTTTCTTGAGATTGGTTCAGAAACTCCTCTCTTTCTGTAAGTGACCTATTCTGTAATTGTGGTAATGCAGTTGAATAGTTACCTGGACCAAAACCAACGTATTCAAATGTGTGACCTGATGACCTTAATATAGATGGTCTACGAAGTTCAATTGGTAGTGGTTTTATTTTCTTAATTCTAGATTCAATTAAATGATTTCCAGAATTTGTTCCAAGTGAACCACGAATGACGCTTATCTCATCTCCACCAGATCCACTAAGTGAATTTGATGCAACACGCATAATTTCACCACCAATCTGGATATAAGAACCAAGTGGAAAACGCTTTGTAATTGATGTTGCGGTTGTTGTACCATCAGGAAGAGTAACTTTAAATGCAACTTTAGAAGTATTAATTGTCTCTTTAAGTATTAAAGATTCGTGACCATATGAATTATATCCTCTTATATCAATATTTTCTCCTGCAGTGCCTGATATTGATTCATTATCAGATAAACCATGTTTAAGAATATACTTTGGATCGGTGAGTGAACTTGTGGTTTTTGCACTAAATGTTGTTATACCAACAACTGATGTGACAACAAAATCTCCTAAATTAGCATCACTGCTATTCAATACTCTAAATTGATTACCAACTACAAGTCCATGATCAACTGGAGTAGTAAATGTAGTTGTACCTGATGTCGTAGAGGCACTACCAACTGCAACCCAAGGACCCATATCATGAATCTGTTGCCCATTGAATAATACTTCACTCGCTGTTTTCTTGACAGTTATTTGTTTTGTATTATCAACAGCTTGAATACGATGATATGAATCGGTTCCAGTTGAAAGACCTGTTACTTGAATATAATTACCAGTTGCAGATGAGATACCAGCAGTGACAATACTTATCTTTGCACTAGGGGAACCACCAATACCACCTTGACCAATAGGTAAAGAATCAAAGAATAATTCTTCTCCATTAGTATAGGCAGAACCACCTTCAGTAATTTCAACAGAAGTAACAGAATTACCTGAAACTACTACCTTTGCTGTTGCACCATCCCAAGGAGCAGATGCTGGAGTAGTATCATTATTAAGTAATCTGACGTTGTGATAAGTGCCATTTGTATGACCTGAACCACCAGTCAATGTTGCGTGATATTTAAGAGATTGTAGTCCGTGCTCTTCATCTAATACAATAACAGAAGTAGTAGCATTATTAGTAACAGTTGATATTCCTATTGAAGAATCAAAATTCTTTAGGAATTGGTTTGTTGTCTCTCTTGTAATACTTTTCTTTAAATCGTTTGTTACAACTTGACCAATTGGGAATCTTTTTGCATAAGATACCGCTTCTGGTGGGTTTGCATTTACATTATCACGATCATATTCTGGATATAAATTAACAATATTCTGATTATACTTGTTTTCAACAAACTCATTTGATACTTCATCCATAGCATTACTGCTATTCAATACAAATAAATGGAATACACCATCCTGAACACCCTCTATGTAAGGTGTAATTGTCTCAGTTCTATAGATAAAGAAGTTACCACTATTATTATTTCGGTCAAAACGTGGTAATGTAGTTGTACGAGTATGAGTGTTATTTACAAAATCACCAACTGTATGAATTACATTTGATGTATCAGTATTAGAATATCTAAATTCCTTATCATTTACAACTTCACTTACTATAAAGGTTCCATTATAACCTTTATTAACAATACCTGAAGTATTAGTAGAACTCTGTACATTTCTTACGACAATTTGGTTTCCCACATTTAAATTATGTGGTTTATCAGAACGAATCTTTACTAAATTATCGGTGCTATCAAAACTAGCTTGTGATATAAATCTTGTATTACGGTCAAAAGCATAATCATTTGAACCAATTGATGTCTTGTTAAAATCAGTGCTTGCTAAAACATTAGTAGAACTAGAATCTTGCAAAACAAATCCGTCTGTAGGATTTCTACCATTAGATAATTCTTTTGGAACAATATATCTTAACTTATAAACTTTCTCATCTAAACTTCTATCATCATCCTTTCTAAGAATATATGATATATCTCCACTATCTGCATTTGCATAAAGTGATGATCCATTATGGATTGTATTTCCTGTAGCACTTGTATGAACAAACCACTGACCTGCTGTTGAATCATATTGAATTGGATGTCCAGCATCGTTAGGTTTCTTATCTGAAACTCTACTAATAATTCTAAATTTGTTTGTAGTATCTGCAACTGTATTGACAAAAACAGGAACTGCTAATTCAGCATTTGTTTTTGATGATGCAATTCTTATTTCAGCAGCATTAAGATTAGAATCTTGAGCACTAGTTATAGCAAAATATACTGTATGAGGATCAATATTCTCAGGTAAATCACCATTATCTGCTATAACACGAACGGATTCACCATTCGCTAATTCATGAGTTCCAATGATTGTAAAAACAGATTTTTTAGATGCACTTGCAGAAGAATGAGTTGCCTCGTAATTTTTTTCAGAAGTATTTGAGGTTCCAGAAGCACCATTTGGCATTACTATGGTTGCTTGATACGTAGAACCATCTTTATCAACATATAATTTTTCTCCAACTTTTGCACCGACTCTAAAACCTTGAACAATATGTGAAGGTGGTAAAGTTTCTGTAGTCTCAGCAAATAAGAAGAATTTAGTTGGTAATGTACTACTTCCCGCAGAAACCGATGGTTCTACTTGTAAGAATTCAATCTGCTGGTCTTCATTAACTACCGAACGGGGAGTAATTACAGAAGATACAAATCCCTTATTATCTTTCGCAAAAGGTTCTTTTTTAAATCCTTCAGCAAGAAGTGCAAAAGAACCAAAGTTTGAGTTTGAGTTTGTAATTGATGCGTCAGCACCATTTATCATCTCAAAGTGTGCATGGAATCCAATTGCAAACACAGAAACAATCTGTACAACAGCATCATTAGATACTTTGATATGTGTAGTTCTAAATTCTTTTCTATAATTTGCTTCTTGATCTAAATGATATACAGTGTTTGGATTTGTTGAAGATGATTCAGATGATAATTGTGAACCTGTTTGTTTTGAAAAAGCAATACCACTATATCTTCTATTAGTTTTATCATACTTAACAAATGCTCTATCGTCTTTTTGAAGTGAAACTGCAGTAAACTGTGCAGTAACCATTGATTTGAAACCAGTCGCTTTCGCACCATCTGCATGTAAACCCTGCATACCAAAAACAGAACGCATTGAGCAGTTAAAGATGTAAGGTGATGCACCCGTTACAGTATCAGTCTCGACTAATACTTGCCCGTTCGCTGAACTCAAACCTCCAGCAGATCCTGCTGGTAAATTTGAACGAACAAAAGGTAAGGAATATTGAAATCTTGTTGCATCTATAACATTTGAAACTTTTGTAGAAATATTATAATCTGCTACGTTAATCCCTCTAATTTTGATTGGTGTTCCACCAGATAAATTATGTGGGGTAGAGGTAGTAACTGTTACAACTTGTCCTGGTGTTGCTCCATCACCTGATTCAATATTTGAAATTGTAAGTGGGTCAGTCGCAAATGCACCAACAATTTCAAATTCTGGTCTCTGTGGTGCAAAAGCAGCAGGTGCTGTTGGATATTTCTGGTCTATTTCACGATTTGATGCTCTATTGAAAGCATTAGTTAACTTACTATAATATATGTCTAAATCAGTTAAATCACTAAATTGTTCAAGTGTATTCACACCATCAGCATATTCAAATGCAGTAATTTTATGGTGAGAGAAGGTTGGTTTTGATTGATTGTTTACACTAAAATCTGATGGGTCAGTATATACTAAACCTGATTCATCTCCATCAAAAAATGTGAACTGCCAGAAGTAACAGGCACCAGTAATTCTGAATATCGCAGTATTCTTAACATTACTATCAGTTGGATTAGGTACATATAAGGGTCTAACCTTTGTCTTTCTTAAATCTAATCCAACAATTGATGTACCTCTTGGTACAACTACACCACCATTGACACTATTGAACTTATATAAAATATTATCTTCTTGTGTTAAATCAAAACTTGAATTTAAATTAAGGGTTAAAGTGTTTTGAGCACCTGTTGCTGCACCACTTGGACTAACTGCTTTTGCAACTCCTGAATCATTTCTGATTGCAAATCCTGGTCTATTATCAATTATATGATCGCCTGGAAATAAAAGTATTGTTGTTCTCTCTACTAAGTCATTATCATCTCCACGAAGATATGAGAATCTAGCAGCCTCTATCAGTGCTCTCTGAATCGTTTTGAAGGGTTTGGTTAATGAATTA